ACCGGATCGTTGGCGCGCTGCAACGACGCGAGCTGGTCGAGAGTGCGCCGCTGCGCCTCGTCGTAGGCCTTGTCCTCGCTGTCGAGGTGAAGCTGCGCCCGCAAGGCGCCGTCGGGCGACAGGCCGAAGCCCTGGGTCGGCGCGGCGAGGCGCTGATAGGCGCCGGCGACGGCGTCATGCGCCTTCGGGTCGTCGACCACGCTGAGGAACTGGTCGGGGGTGAAATTCTGGCCGTACTTGGCGGTCGTCGCGCCGAGCCATGCCTTCGCCTTGTCGGGGCCGGCGGAAAGCTCGGCGATCGCCGCCGGAACGCTGTTGTCGAGCTGGCCGAGCGCGGCCTTGAATTCGCCGACGCGTCCCGGCGCGGCGCCGGAGACGGGCGCCACTGCGTTCCAGACCTTGGCCATGTCGCCGCCGGCGGCGGCGATCCCGGCCTGCACGTCGGGCCGCTTGTCGAGCGTCCACGGCACGAGCTGCCAATGGTTGAATTCGCCCGCGTCGTTGACGCCGTAGGGGTTGAACAAGCCGTGGCGCTGGGCGATCTCGGCCCATTGCCGCGCCTGCGCGCTTCCCGCCGCGCCGATTCCGCCGACATCGGCGGCGGCGCCTTTGCCGTGCAGGGACAGGCCGGCGGCGTCGTAGGCGTTGCCCGTGACGTCGTCGGCGCGATAGGCCGATTGGACCGTCACGGGCAAGCCCGCGGAGCGCGCTTCCTGCACCGCGCCGGCGAGCCGCAGGGCGAAATCGGGATGGAGGTTCGCGGTGTCGCCGGGGCGGTCCGGGTGGGCGGACAGCGACGCGAGATAGGCGCGCGCGGCGCTGGCGTCGCCGCTGACCTGGTCCGGCGCGACGCCGCGGCGGTAGATCTCCTCGGCGACGCCGGGATCGCTGACCCGGCCGACCGCCGCCGCCGCCGCGGCCGGGCTGGCGCGGCCCATGAGCTGGACCTGCAACAGCCCCTGCTCGTCGCCGGCGGCGGTCGCGTGGGCGGCGAGCGCCGCGCGCGTTTCGGGCGTCAGCGCGGAAAAGCGCGCCGGGTCGGCCAGCGCCGCCTTCGCGCCCTGCGGGTCGGCGGCGATGAGCTGCATCGCCTGGCCGCGCTGCGCGCCGTCGTCGAACAGCCGCACGCGCGCTTGCGCCGCCTCGGGCGCGATCCAGCCGGCGCTCGCCGCGTCGTTGACGTTGCGCTGATAGTCGGCGGAGATCGCCGCCCGCTCGGCGTCCGAGCCGGCGGACCAGTAGCGGTTCTGCAGCGCGCTCGCCTGCTGGTCGAGCGACGCGACCGTGGTCGAGGCCTGCCCCGACCAGGCGGTGTTGAAGATCTGTTTCTGGTAGCCGAGGCCGTAGCGCGTCACCCGCGTCTGCAGCTCGGCGAGCGACATCGGATCGAGGCCCTGCTGTTTCGCCGCCGTCAGCACATTGCTCTGGAGCTGCGCCGCGTCCTGTTTGTAGCGGTCCTCCATCGTCGCGTAATCGGTGTCGTGGCGATACTTCTCGTCGAGGCCGTCGAGCCCTTGCAGCGCCGCCGTCTCGGCCTGCGACATCACCGTCATCCGCCGCGCCATCTGCATGCGGTAGGAGAGCATGTCCATCTCGCCGCCGGCGCGCTGCAGCGCTTGCGCCGCTTCGGTCGGCGCCTGCGCGGAGGGCAGCGGCGTCAGGCCGGCGTCCGGCTCTTGGGCGAAATAAGGCTCGACCATCGGCGCTCCCTCAGTAGAGGCTCATGCCGCCGTAGCTCGGCGCGCCCCAGGCGAGGTACGGATTGGCGGCGACGCTGCCCGTGCCGGTGATGTCCATCGGCGCGCCGACGCCGAACCCTCCGAGCCCCTTCCAGCGCGCCAGGCCGGAGAGCAGCGACGTGCCGGCGCCGAAGATGCCCGCGGTCATCGACGAGGCGGCGCGGAGCTGATCCTGGCCGGCGACGAAATTCTGTCCCGCCGCCTGGTTGAGGCTGCGCGCCAGCGTGAGCTGCTGATCGGTGTTGCCCTGCTGGGCCGAAATCGCCGTCATCAGCAGCGGCGAGCCGCTTCCCAGGTTGAGGTTGCCGCCGGCATAATAGGCGCGCTGGGAGCCGATGGCGCGTTGCACCCGCTGGCCGATCTGGGCGACCTGCCCGCTCCCCTCGGCGAGCGCGGTTTGCGCGTTGGCTTGGGCGATCTTCGCCTGCAGCTTGTAGGCGTCGGAATTTTGGAAGCCGCCGATCAGCGAGCCCGCCGCGCCCATTCCTGCGCCGCCGATCGAGACGGCCGTCATCGGGTCGACGCACATGTCAGCCGTCCGCGATGTTGATGTCGGGCGACAGGCCGAGCACCGTCGCTGGATAGGGATTGTCGAACTCGATCTCGAGCTCGATGCGCCGCCCGTGAACGCCGTCGAGGCTGAAGCTCTTGCGGCCAGTGTAGAGCGGCGTCGGCGCGCCGGCGGTCGAAGGGACGCCCTCGAACAGGCGCTCGGGCGCTTCGGCCCGCTGCCACTGGCCGGTCTCCTCGTCGAAGGCCTCGGCGTGGACGGCGCCCCCGAACGTGTTCATCAGATCGACCACGCCGTGCGTCGCCTGTTTCATCTCGGCGCGCGAGGTCGCGCCGGGAATGGTCGGATCGAGCGGCAGCGTGCGCAGCTTCGATTTCATCGGCAGCCCGACCACCGCCGAGGTCACCGCGCGCGGCAGCGCCACCGCGCCGCCCGCGCAGGCGATGTCGCCGAGCCATTGCCCGTTGGAAAGGACGCGCATGACCGTCCCGTCGGGGAACGGCAGCCCGGAGAGCGTCGTCGTCGCCGCGCCGGCGTAGGGAACCGCGCAATCGACGAGCCACGCGCCGGTCGCGTCGGCGACCTCGGCCTGCGCGTCGTTGAAGAACGGCTGCAGCAGTTCGACGAAGCGGCAGGTCACAGCGCCGAAGACGCGCCGCACGATCAGGTAGACGTCGATCGCCGTCCCGTCGGGCGACGGGATCGCCGCCATGTCCTCGACATAGGCGTTGGGCATGGGATGGCGCGCCCAGCCGGTCACCTGCTGGTCGGGCCGGAAGGTGACGCTCCACAGCGCGCCGTCGGCGTTGAAGCCCCAGGCGACGCGGAACGGATCGTGCTGGTAGACGACGCGTTGCGCCAGGCCGGCGAGGACGTGGTTGGCGGTGGTCGAGATCTCGTCGGTGCGGATGGTCTCGATCAGCCGATCGATCTTGGTGTACATCAGCCGCTTGCGCGACACGCCGATATTGAGGATGCCGGCGTCGGCGATCGCGGCGATCTGCGGCGCCGAGCCCTGGCCTTTGTCGACGATCGCCTGGATGTCGCTGGTGGTCAGCGTGTCGTAGGCGCCGCTGCCGCGGATCACCGGCTCGCAATCGGCGCAGCCGATCACCACCCACCCCGAGGAGACCGCCCATTGCGGCGTCAGCACCGTCCCGTCGAGCGACAGCACCTGGCCGGTGATGGCGGAGTTGGCGGTCGAGTCGGTGAGGAAGCTCCAATAGTCGCCGAGGTAGGAGCCCCAGAAGTTCGACGTGGCGTCGAGGAACCACAGCCGCTGCTGGCCGAACACCATCTGGGTCGGGAAGCTTTGCACGCTCGACCACGCGCCCTCGTACCAGCGATAAGTCGGCTTGGTCACGATCGAGTCGGGCAGCACGGAATATCCCATGCGCGGATCGCCAAGCACCGTCGCGGTCGCGTGCTTGGAATCGGTCACCGCCGTGATCTCGACGAAGCTGTAGCCCGCGTACATGAACTGCCAGGCGACGCAGCCCGGCGCGCTTTGCGACGTTCCCGAGGTGTTGGTCGGCGCGTTGACGCCGGCGGAATAAGTTCCCGCCGTGTATGGCGGTCCTTCCGCCGTCGCCGACTGCGGCCCAAGGGCGCAATAGACGTTCCCCTGGTAGCGGCGATAGTTCGTGCCCGGAACCGCCGCCGCGGCGCTGGCGACGCAAGGGACGCTCTCGTCGGCGGTCCAGTAGGGGATCAGCGACAGGTCGCTCTCGTCGAGCCGCCAGGTCGAGCCGACGTGGCCGGCTTGGAAAGCGGCGAAATTCGCGGTGAGCGCGATCGAGCCGGAATTGCCCGAGACCCCGATCGTCTTGGTGGAGTCGAGGTTCTGCGTCAGCGTCGGGCCGTCGACGCTGGCGTAAGTGGTCAGCGACCAGTTGGCGTCGGCGAGCCGCGCGAGCTGGCGCGGATAGGTCAGTCCGTCGGCGAGAAAGATGTCGCCGGCCGACTCGCCCCAGCGGACTTGTGGAAGCTGCGCGTCCGTCCAGGGATGGGCGAAGCTGTAAGGCGCGCCGCCCGACATCACCAACGCGCCGGCGGCGATGACGCGCGCGACGCCGGCGTTGAGACAGAGCACGCGCGCATCGACGCGCGAGAACTTGAACGGGATCAGCAGGCCGGGCCGCGTCTGGTCGACCAGAGGCGCGACCAGCGCGGTGCCCGAGCGGCGCGTCGCGCCTCCCTCGGGCAGCGGGATCATGTTCTCGACCTTCTTCGCGCCGTTCTGCCAGACCGACAGGTCCTCGCGCGCGTGCAGGCTCGGCTTCAGCTCGCCGGCGGTGAAGTTGGTCTTGCTTGGCGTGACGCGCTGGGCCATTTAGCCGCGCTCCGCCGGCCCGACGATCGGCGGCAGGCCCATCGGCACGCCGTAGCGCGCGAGGATCCAGTTGACGTCCTTGCGCTGGCGTTCGGCCGAAGCGCTCTGCGCGTCGCGCGCCTTGGTCTCTTCGAGCTTGTCCTTGCGCCGTTGCAGCAGCTCGGCGGTCTTCGACTTGTCGCGGCCGATCAGGGGGTTGATCTTCGCGGCGAGGCTGATGTCGAACAGCTCGCAGAACAGCGCGTCCCACTGCGCCGGGTTGACGATCCGCCGGGTGTACCAGACGTTGGGCGCGACCAGATTGGTGTCGAGGCAGATCGCCACCGTCGCGTCGTCGCCGCTGGAATTCTGCTCCCATTCGGCGTTCTGGCGATGCATGACGCAGACGATGTTCACGCAGTCGGCGGGCATGAGGTAGCGATAGAGCCAGCGCGGCGACGGCGCCGTCGGCTGCGCCGCCGGCGTGACGTAGTTCTTGGCGAACTGCCACGGCGCTTCGCGCAACAGCTCGTCGCGCACGCCGGCGAAGAAGCGGTTGCAATGGCGCGCCGCCGCGCGGCCGGGATCGCTCAAGGCGGCGATCGGCGGCTCGCCGATTTCGGCGAGCGCGCCGTTCGCCCGGTCGGTCTCCGTCAGGCCGCGCGGCGTCGTCATGGCGGCGCCCTCACAGGCCGGGCTGCGACCACACCAGATCGCCGATCAGCGTTCCGGCGCCGGTCGCCGGGCCGGCGGTGATCTTGGCGTAGATGTCGAGGTCGGCGTGCGGATCGGCCGCCAGGCCGAGGACCTGCCACAGGCGCTGCACCAGGTTCGCGCCGGAGATCGCCGCGAACGGGTTGAACGAACCGGCGGCGTGGACGTCGGCGGCGGCCATCAGCGCCGCGTCGCTTTGCGTGCCCGCTTCGTTGGTCAGGCCGATCGACAGGCCGGTCAGGCCGGCGATTCCGGTGGACACCAAGGTCGACAGGCCGGGCTTCAGCATGGCGAAGCTCGGCAGGCGCGCGAGATAGTACGTCGAGCCGACCGCGTCGCCGCTGGCGACGGCGATGTTGAAGAAGCTGGAGCGCAGGGTCGAGATGCGCTCGTGGGAGACGCAGGAATAGGCGGAGACGTTGTTCGGGTTGGGAAACCCGGCGGTGTAGCGGGTGACGACGCCCATGGCGGCCTCGCGGGTTGAAGATGGGGGGAACGGCGGGGGCGGCGCGCCGTCCCCGGCCTCGGCTTACTGGACGGTCGGGTCGCAGTTGATCAGCACGACCTTCTCGTCTTCCGAGCGCGTCGCGCCGCCCCACTGCTCCAGGTACGCGTGCGGCTGGAAGTTGAGCGACGGGTTGCGCTCGAGGAAGGTCGCCAGCGGCTCGAAGTCGCCCCAATGCAGCCCGCTTCGCGCCCACATCGGGATCTGGCGATAGGCCCCGGTCGGATCCATCGGCAGGTAGTTATAGATCTTGATCCGCACGCCCATGAAGACTTTGACGGTCTTCTCCTCGAACTGCGCGCGGTTGACGTACAACATGTTGGTGACCTGCAGTTGGTTATACAGGTCGGTGTTTTCCTTCATCGTCATCGCGGCGGTGAGGTCTTCGGCGTCGACGTCGAGGTCGGTCTTGCCAAGCATCTCCATCGCCTTGATCCATTTCTGGACCGTCAGGCCGGCGGTCGCGCCGCCGCCGCCGTATTGATAGTTGTTGGCGATGACGCGGTTGGTCTGGTCGTAGGGCACGGAGTTGACCGCGCCGGTGTTGTCGTTGCGGATCAGGCGCGGGCCGACCAGCGCCGCCGCGAGCAGCTTGGCTTTGCCGCGCACCAGCGCCGCAGCGCCTTCGCGGACGTAGATCGATTGGAAATCGACGGCGGCCTTGATCTCGTCGCCGCGTTTGATCAGACGCCCCCAGCTCATCTTCCGCGGCTGGGCGTAGATGCCCTCGTGCGAGGGCGGGATGTTGGGGGTCGGCGCGTCGTCGGGCTGGTCGAACAGGCATTCAGACTTGCCGACGAGATCGACCGCCTGAATTTCGCGGCCGCGCGCGTTGGGGATGATCTCGTACGCGCCGTCGAACGGGTCGCGCGTGAGCTGGACTTGCAGGCGGACGTTGTCCGCATAACGTTGCTGATAGACGGCGTCGATCGGGCCGTAGATATCCGGATAGCTCATTGGCCGGCTCCAGGGAAAGGGCTGAAGGGGTCGGCCAGGGTGGCGTCCGCGCCTGAAGCGCGAAGGGCGAGGCCTGCCGTTTAGCGCCCGCGTTCGGCGGCTGACTTGACAGCTTGCAGGCGGGCCGGCGGGACGAGGCCGGGTGGCGGCCGGTGCGAGGGAGGGCGCCGCCCTCCCCGTCCGTTGGCGCGGAGCTTAGGCCGCCGGCCGTTCGTCAGACGTTCCCGACCTGCGCGGATGGCGGATCTCGGGTTCGCCGTCGATCGTCCAATAGTGCGCCTGGCGGTGGTAGCCGGCGACGGCGAGGCCGTCTTGGACCCTGAATGTCCAGTCGGAGCCCTCGAGGCGATGAAGGCCGTCGGCCAAGACCGGCGCCGGCGTCGCTCCCTCCTCTTCGGCCAGCAAGGGAACGGCGAGCCCGAGCTGCGCCACGCCATGGCGCGCCGCCCGATGCGCCGTCGCGGCGCGCTCGAAATCGATCAGCGCGTCCGCCGCCGCGATCTCCGTCGCGGTAAGGAGCTCTCCCTGCTCGCCGGCTTCTCCGGCCGCCGGCGCTTCTTTTGTTTTCTTCGCCATGGCTCATCCCTTCGCGATACGGTCGCTCAACGCCTGCCACTGCTCGATCGCCGCTCGGTCGCCCTTGCGCAGGCGGGCGGCGAACGCCGGATCGTTGCGCAGGCGCTCCTGCTCGGCGCGCGCGGCGTCGAGGCCGCCTTGGCCGCGCGATTGCCCGCTGGCGGCGCCGCCTTTCAGCGTGTCTTCGTCGAGCAATGAGCCGAGCCGCGCGAACGCCTTCACCAGCTTCGCGTCGCCCATGATCTTGTTGAGCTGGGCGACGTCCTGGAGCTCGATGCCGAAGGCGCGCGCCGCCGCTTGCGCGCGCACGAGATTGCTCTCGTATTTGTCGCCCCACTCGCCTTGCAGCGCCGTGCGGGTTTCGTCGAGCGTCTTCAGGCCGCGGGCGCCGACGGCGTCGAGCTCGCCCACCATCATGTCGAGCATGCCGTTGAGCAGCGCTTCGGCGCGCTTGGCCGGGATGCGCTGGGAATGCGCGAGATCGAGGAACTTCGCCTCCATCGCTTTCGAGTACTCGACGCCCTTCGGCAGCTCTTTCGGCGCGATCTTGTAGTCGTCGCGCTTTGGCGTCCAGCCCAGCGTCGTCCAGCCTTCCCAGTCGTCGAGCTTGTCGAGATTGGGGGCCGGGATGACGTTGCGCTCGCGCAGCAGTTTCTCGGCGCTGGCGGCCGAGGCGAGCGCGCTCGCCGGGTCTTGGAAGCCCTTGCCGACGACCCAGTTGCGCGCGTCGTCGCTCAGTCCTTGAATCGCGCTGTACCACGGGGCTTGCTGGCCGCCGCCGTCTTGCGCGCCGCCGCCCTGTCCTCCGCCGCCGCCGCCGCTAGCCGCGCCGGCCGTACCGGTTCCGTCCGTCATCTTCCGCCTCCGAGGGACGCGGGACAAGGTCGAACAGCTCGTCCGCCTTCGACCCGCAAATCAAAAGGATCTCCACCGCCATTTGCCGCCGTCCTTCGAACACGCCGGCGTCCCAAGGCTTCAGGCCGGGCGGCGCGCCGTTCCACACCGAGCCGCGCAGCGCGATGTCGGCCTGCGCGAGCTTGCCGAGCAGGCGATACTGCTCGACCACGGCGAAGCGCTGCTCGCGCGGCCAGATGCCCGCGAGCCACGCCTTCAGGTTCACGACGGCCTCCCCTGGCCGACGCGCCCCTGCGACAGCGTCGCCGCCTGCGCGGCGTGCGCGGCTTCGGCGGCGATCGAGGTCGCCTGGCCGACGTTCTGGAGCTGCTGGGCCGTCTGCTGCGCCTGCGCGCGCTGGCTGCGCATGCTCGCGACCGTCTGCGGGTCGCGGATCAGCGACGGGTCGGCGCCGAAGGCGTCGCCGAGGGTTTGCAGGATCTTGTCGCCGTCGATGTTGTCGCCGGCATTGGGATCGAGCTGGGCCACCTGGAGCGCCGAGGTGACGAGCTGCATCGCCGCGCGGCCCTGCGCCGCCTTCTGCGCCTTGGCGAGCGGCGAGGTGAAGCCGATGTTGATCGCCTCGCGCGCGAGCTCCGGCGCCGGCGGCGGCACGAGGCCGGCGCGCTGCATCATGCGGATGCGCCGCGCGATCAACGGCTGGAGGCCATAGGAGTGAATGCGCCCGAGATTCGGCGCCATCAGGCGCAGTTGCTCCTCCTTGAAGCCGAGGAATTCGGTCGCGGTCATCTGGGGCCGGTTGACGAGCTGCATGATCGAGAACAGATAGGCCTCGCGGATCGCCGAGCGGCGCTGCTCGCTCTGGGCCATCGAAAGCTTCACGTCGGCGCCGGTCTGATACGTCTGCATCATCGGCTTGCCGTTCTCGTTGATCATCCCGTACAGCACTTCGCCCGGGCGGATGTCGGCGGCGGTGTAGATCGACTTGTCGTGCAGCAGGTGGACCGGGTCGGCGGCGAAGTTGGCGGCGACGATGTGATCGCGCTCCATCTCGTTGAGCATCGACACGTCGGCGCGGGCGATGTGGCCGGGCCCGGTCGGATAGGCGCGGCCGCCGCGCAGCGTCCAGGGGATCGAATGATAGGGCAGCTCATAGAAGCCGCCGTCGATCCGCCATTCCGGCAGGTCGGGCGAGCAGTAGACGCTCGACCACGGCTTTCCTTTCGGGCCGAGGGCGCCGGGCCGATGCTCGGGATTGCGGAAGACGGCGTGGACGACGTGGATCTCGCGGCTGTCCTCGATCGCCGGCGCGCGGTCGCCGAAAGTGACCTTCGCTTGGGCGCCGCGATGCGCGTACTCGCGGTCGAAGCGGATGAGGCCGCCCTCGCCGTCGGTGTCGACATAGGCCTCGGCGAGCGGGATGGCGATGTCGCGGAAGCGGCGGCGCTCGAGGTCGATGTCGGAGTACATGGTGCCGAGGCCGAACGCGCCGAGGTCGGCGAAGGCGGCGGGGACCATGGCGTAGAAGTTCGACAGCGCCGGGCCGAAGCTCGACAGCGCCATCGTCGCCAGGTTCCACAGATAGTCTTTGACCGGGCCCCACGCCTGCAGGTCCTTGTCGTCGATCCCCAGCTCAAACCAGCGGTCGGCGGGGCTGGTCGCCTGGCTGAAAAGGCCGCCGACGAACTGATCGAGCGCCTGCAACGGCGTCGAGTCGAAGATTTCGTCGGCGACGCGGATGCGCTTGTTCCAGGTGCCGATGTCGCGCTCGTCGGGCTTGATCAGGGTGGCGATCTCGCGCCACTGCGGCTCCTCGGGCGTCCGCATCGAGACGAGGCGGGAATGTTCGTCGAGAATTTCGCGGACGGAAAGGCTCATGCCCCAAACAGCGTCTTGTAGCCGAGCTGCGGCTGCGAGGAGCCCGAGCCGCCGAATAGCGTCGAGGCGAAGCCATAGGCGCTCGCCGCCTTGCGCATCTGATTCTCGGCGGCGAGCCGGCTCTGTTCAGTGTCGAGGTTGGCGCTGGCGACGGCGGCCTGCGCCTGCTGTTGCTGCTGTTGCGCGAGCTGCAAGGCGGCGTTGTTGTTGCTCGACCCGAGGCCGAACCACTTGGCGACGCACATGCGGCTCGTCTCCGAAGGAGGAGCGGCGGACAGGGGCAACGCGCCGGAAGCCGTGTTTTCCGCCCTGTCCGCCCTTCACGGCGGCCGACCAGGTCGGCCCTGCATCTCTTCGGGCGAAGCGGCCGGGGAGCGAGGAACCCGAGGAAGCCTCCCCGGCCGCCCATGCGCCCTTGACGCGCCGAGCCTAGACCATCGGCCGTTCGTCAGACGTTCGGGAAGCGCGGGTTGACCCAGGCGCACTGGACGAAGGCTTCGCCGCGCCGGCCGTAGGCGGCGAGGACCCCCTCCTCGGCGAAGCCGAGCGTCTTCAGCCACCGCCGCGAGGCGACGTTGCCCACCCACGCCTTGCATTCGGCCCGCCGCACATTGGGGCCGAGATAGCAGGGGATGGCGACGCGCAGGACGAAACGCGTGGCGGGAAACGCGATTTTCGGCCAGGCGTCCGTCGCCACCATCAACACCTCGGCGACGGTCGGCGTCGACAGCCCCGCCGCCAGCAGCGCGATCGGCGCCCCGTCGTCGCCGGCGAGCGCGAGGAAGCCGATGCGCCACGGCAGCCCCGCGATCATGTCGTCGACCAGCGCCTGCGGGTCGGGCGCGAAGCGCGCCGCGTAGACCTCGCGCGCGTCGGCTTCGCGCATGCGCGGGATGACGAAGGCGACGTCGGCCGGCGTGGCGTCGCGGACCTTCATGAGGCGCGCCTGGCGAGCGGGTTGTAGCGCCCCGACTCTTTCGCGCGTTTCGCGCGCGCGTCGCGCTCGCGTCGCCGCTGCGACTCGAGCAGCCGCGCGTGCCCGTGCCCGGTCTCCATCGCCGCGTATTCGGCGGCCTCGCAAGGGTGCGAGTCGGGGTTCTTGACCACGCGCGAGCGCTCGTTGGAGCCGCGCGCGCGGTGGTAGCAGAACGTCTGATTGAAGCCGCGGCGCAACGGCATGCAGCTC